CGGGATTCCTGCGATGGTGACGGCATGAGCAAGCGGCATCGGAAGGGCGAGGAGCCTGAGAAGGCAACGCGCACGCTGGGGCGACCGACGCTGCTCACGCCTGAGTTCACGCAGCGGATATGCGTGCGCGTCGAGGGCGGGCTGCGTCTTTCGTCGGCAGCGGCTGCGGAGGGCATCTCGCCTCGCACGCTGGCGAACTGGCAATCGTGGGCCGAGCAGGGGCGCGAGCCATACTGCGGTTTCATGCAGGCCGTCGCACGCGCACGCTCGGTGTTTGAGCAGCAAATGCTCGACCAGATTCGGCTTCAAGCCAAGCCTACGCAGGCGGGCGAAGAGGCCGACTGGAAGGCCCGCGCATGGTTGCTTGAGCGCACGATGCCCGAGACATACGCGCCCTCGCAGCAGCTGGTCATCCGCGCGCAAGAGGCCGCGGCAAACGACGTGCTCACCGCTGCTCGCGAGTGCTTGCCGTCTGAGTGGTACGCGGTGCTGCTCGCGCGGCTCGCTGGCGATGACAAGGCCGACGACGACGAGGCCGACGTCGAGGCGCACTGATGACGGTGCGCGAGCTGATACGCGGTCGGCGGCAGCAACAGGTGTCAACGCGGCTGCGAGCGGCAGCGGCGCAGGAGCTTGAGCGGCTGCGCGCGGAGAAGAGCCCGTCGCGTGAAGACCCGCGGCGCAAGCTGAGCCTCGTGGACTACGTCGCCGCGCTGTCTCCGCGATGGGAGCCACCGCGTCACCTTGCGCCAGTGGCCGCGCTATTCGAGCGCGCGATGCGGGGCGAGACGGTGCGTGCGTGCGTGTCGGTGCCCGCGCAATTTGGCAAGACCACCTTAATCCAGCATGGGATCGTGCAGATGCTTTCGCGGCATCCGACGTGGCCGATCGTTTACGCGTCCTACAGCGCCGACTTCGCGCACGACCGTTCGAAGGAGATTCGCGACCTCGCGCGTGAGGCTGGGCTGAGTCTGCGCGACGACACGAGCGCGGCTGGACGCTGGCGGCTGGTCGAGGGCGGCGGTCTGCTCGCGACGGGCATCGGCGGGCCGCTGACCGGCTACGCGGCGCAGATTGTGGTGATTGACGATCCGCATAAGAATCGCGAGGAAGCCGAGAGTCGACGCGAGCGCGAGAAGATCAGCGACTGGTTGCGGTCAACGGCACTGACGCGCATCGCGCCTAACGGAAGCTGTCTGGTCGTCCATACCCGCTGGCATCCTGACGACCTCATCGGCAGGCTCGAAGCCGACGGCTGGGAGGTCGTCAACCTGCCGGCGGTCAATGCGGACGACGAGTCGCTGTGGCCATCGCAGCGTCCGCGCGAGTTCTTGAGGCAGCGTGAGCGCGAGGTCGGCCCGTACGAATGGGCAGCGCTCTACATGGGCCAGCCTCGAGCACGCGGCGGTGCCGTGTTCAGCGCGACGCCGACGACCTACGTGACGCCGCCCACCGAGCTCACGCGCGGCATCGGCCTCGACCTCGCGTACAGCGCGAAGACCTCCGCGGACTGGAGCGTCGCGGTCGTGATGGGCAAGGCGGGACAAGGGCAGGACGCCCGCTACTACGTCCTCGACGTGCTCCGCGCTCAGATGCGAGCGAGCGACTTCGCGCAGCAGCTCGCAGCGTTGCGGGCGCGCTGGCCGCACACCGCATCGCGCATCTACGCGGGCGGCGCTGACCGTGGCGCGCTCGACTTCCTCGCGCTTCCACCGCCTCGAGGCGTGGGCTTGCAGGTCGAGGTCAAGACCGCGGTGGGCGACAAGTACAGCCGCGCGACACCGCTGGCAGCAGCGTGGAACGCAGGCCGCGTGCTGGTACGCGAGGGCGCTGCGTGGCTGCCTGACCTCTGCGACGAGGTCGCGCGCTTCACAGGACAGGGCGACGCGCACGACGACCAGATCGACGCGCTTGCAGCGGCTTTCGACTTGCTCGCGGAGATGCACGTCGGCAGCGGCGTCGCGAGCACTGGCAGACGCGTGAGCGCTGACCTGACGACAGACTACGCGCCCCGCGTCGGGCGCAAGAACTACTGGGGTTAGCAATGCCGTCTCGCAAGCCACGCACGCAGCCCGCGGCCACCGTCGCCGCAGCTGCGCCCGTCGAGCCGATGGGGCAGGTCACGCGCATCCCCGAGATGGGCCGCGTCATCCGGCCGCAATCGCTCTCCGCGATCAGCGGGCGCGCGCTACAGCCGGTGTCACCGGGGCGCATCAGCACGGCGCTGCGCGAGCTTGACTTCGGCAACTACGAGTATTGGGCGGACATGGCGACGCAGATGCGCCGTGACCCCGTTGTGCGTCGCGCGTACTCCACGCGCCGCTCGTCGGTGGCTGGACGCGGGTTCGCGGTGAGGATGGCCGACGACGTCGCGCCTGAGATGCGCGGCGCGGCCGAAGAGTTGGTGCAGTTGACCAAGGAGTGGCTGACCAGCCTCGAGGCGCGCGAGACGTTCCTGATGCGCGTGCTTGACGCCATCGGCATGGGTATCTCGTGTCACGAGCTTGTCTGGTCGCGTCGCGGCGGCGCGTGGATGCCGCAGCCGGTGCCGGTGCAGACGCGCAATCTTCGCTACGCGCAGGACTGGTCGCTCGAGGTCAGGGACTTCGATTACCAGTGGTACAACACGGTCAACTATCCGGCGAAGTTTCTCACGCACGTTCCGTGGACGGACCCCGGCCGTCCGATGGATCAGGGCGACTTCCTCGCGGCCGTCTTCTATTGGCTGTTCAAGCGCAACGTGTGGACGTTCTGGCTCATCGGCGCTGAGCGTTTCGGCAACCCGCTCGTGCTCGCGCAGATGGCCGCGTCGTCGGATAGCGCTCAGCGGCAGCGCATCCTCGACGACCTCCAGCAGCTCACGGCCGACAGCGTTGGTGTCACGAGCGGCACCAGCGATATCAAGATCATCGACCCCGCGGGCGCAGGCAGCACGGGCGTCTGGAAGGAACTCCGCGCGTCGCTGAACGAGGAGCTTTTCCTCGCGCTCGGCGTGTCGCCCGACCTCTACCTCAGCGGCGCGAACGGCTCGCGGTCCTCGACTGAGACTCGCGACGGCGTGCGGCTTGAGAACTCGAAGCTCGACTCGACGCTGATGTGGGGCAGCATCACGCGCGACGTAGTCAGGTGGCTGGCCTATTACAACTTGCGCCGCGCCGATATCCCGCTGCCCGTCATCGAAACGCTCTTCGATGATTCGCTTCCGATCACGCGCGACGCCATCGACACCGGCAGCGTCAAGGTCAACGAGATTCGCGCCTCGCTGGGCCTGCCTGCGTGGAGCGTCGAGGACGGCGGCGAGAACATCGCGAAGATCCAGCTACCGCCCGCGCCTCCGGGCACGCAGCTGCCCTTTGAAGCCGCGCCGCCAGCTGACACGGGCTCGCCATCGATCGAGGCCGTGACGCCTGCTGACACGCTCGGAGGTGCGTCCGCGGAGCGCCCTTTCTCGACGTCGCCGGACTCGGCGCATGGGATGCCAGCGCTGTCGATGACGTCGGAGACTTCGCAGATGTCCTCGCTCTCAGCGACCCCGCGGACAAGGCGCGCGTACAGGCAGTAATCGGGCGACCGTACGTCGTCGCCGCGGAGACAACCCTAGAAGGCGTTGTCGCGTTTACGCCGGTGCGCGAGGCTATCGCGGCGGCAGCGCTCGGTGGCGCGGACGCTGTGGCCGCGGCGGTGGCTGCGTTCAAGGGCGACCCCGACCTCGAAGCGCTCATTTACGAGGCGTCGGTGAAGTCCGACCTCGCGGGCCAGATGTTCGTGCGCCTTGTGGAGCTCGAGCCGCAGGGCGCGCAGCGGCAGCTCGCCGTCGACCTCAGGCCCGCGTTTCTCAAGATGCCATTCGCGGAAGCGGTGGCCTTCTGGCGCGAGCGTGGTGGCGACCCGGCCATCCTTGACGAAGTGCTGCGCGCATATCGCCGTCGTGCAGCACTCGCCACCGACGAGCAGCTTGACGTTATCTCGCGACGCGCCGTCGAGGAACTGCAACGCACGCTCGAAGAGGGCAACACGCTGCGCGATTTCAGACGTGCGATGGAAGACCAGACGATCACGCTCGGCATCGCGCCGCAAGATCCTAGCTACCTCGAGAACGTCTACAGGACCAACGTCGCGAGCGCGTATGGCGCGGGACGATGGACGCAGATAAACGACCCTGACGTCCTTGAGGCGCGGCCCTATCGCCAGTGGCTGACGGCGCAGGACAATCGCGTCCGCGCTGAGCACGCGCCCATGAATCGCAAGGTTTGGCGCGCTGACGACCCGACGTTTGCGCAGCTGTCGCCGCCCGGCGGTTTTCAGTGCCGGTGCGTCCTGACGACGCTGTCGGAAGAAGAACTCCGCGATGAGGGGCTACAGGTCATCACCAGCATCCCAGCGGGATTCGCAATGACGCCCGGTTTCGGCGCGTCGTCTTTCGTGAGGTAATCGCATGACGCATCAACAACGCGCCACGGCCTTCGATGGCAGCCGCAAACTCGCGCTGCGCGCCACGCTCGGCGCGTTTGCTGACGTCGCCGCTGCGCCCGCGATGAAATCGCCGCTCCTCGGTGACGCGCAGTGCTCGTGGGTTGAGATGGCCTATGAGTCGCAGTGGAACGGGCATCCCGCGGGGCCATTCGAGTTCACGCGCGAGGTCTTCGCGGATATCAAGCGCCTCTACGACGCGAGCGAGCAGCCGGTGCCGGTGCTCTGGGGGCATCCGCGCCACGACATGGGCGTGCCCATCGACGCGGCTGGATGGATTCAAGCGCTCGAGGTGCGCGATGGCAGCGACGGCGCGGAGCTGTGGGGCTACGTCGAATGGACCGCTGATGCCGCGAAGAGGATCGCCGCGGGCGCGCAGCGCTACTGTAGCGTCGTCGTGGATTTCGCGCCGATCGACCGCGCGACGGGCGAGGTCGCAGGCCTTGCGGAGCTGTACGAACTCGGCCTCACGCCGTCACCGTTTCTGCCGGGCATGACGCCCATTACTCTCTCCCGCGTCGGGACTCCGTCGCGGAGGTCAACAAGGAGTCTCGCAATGGATCCGAACAAGGTTCTTATGTCGATCGCGACTGCACTCGGCCTCGCCAAAGACGCGTCGCCCGAAAAGATGAAGAAGGCATTCGACGCACTCGTGGCGCTTGCGGGCGCGATGGCTGAGGAATCCATGCCCGCCGCGACGATCACGGAAGAGGTCGTCGATGCGGCGATGAACGAGAAGAAGATGAAGGAACTCTCGCGCATCGCTCGCAGCATCCGGCAGCTGTCCGGCATCGCGCTGCAGGACGACGTCGCGATGGTCGAAGAGGCCGTCGCGGAGGGGATGCCCAAGACTGAGGAGCTCGTCGAGGAGGCCAGCGAGGCTGCTGCGACGATGGTGCTGTCGAAGCTTGTCGAGGCGACTGGCATGGACGAGGCGGGCGTGCTTGCGGCCGTCACGGAGAAATTGGACCAGATTGCGGCGCTCCTCGTCGCTGGCCCCGTGTCGGGCATGACCGCGGACGCCAACGCGCAGCTGTCGCGGACGAGTGTCGAGCTGAGCGCGCACAAGGCTCGCGCCGTCGAGCTCGCCGCCACGGTCAAGACCCTGCAGGCGCAGGTCGCGGAACTGTCGAAGGAGCGCGAGCAGCGCGTCGCCCTCGAGCGCACCGCGCGCATCGACGCCGCGTTCTCGCGCCTGCTCAGCGAGGGCCGCG